ACTTCACTGCTTCTCTTCCATAAGCATAGCTGCCAACTTCAATGCACGTTGCGTTGCAGCAAAGTCCCACTGGTCTGCTTGAGACTCCGCTAGTTCTGCATCAAAAGCAAAGCTCCAGTCCTTCTCAATCATTAATTTAAAAATATCTGCTGCTAGTTCAATCTTGTTCATTTGCGCTATATCCTTTTCTTCTTCCTTGGTTGTCAAAATAGTTTGTTACACCGTCTTCAGTCCGAGTTTTATAGCCAACACGATTGCCGTTGCTGTCATACACACCGTTAGGGCTATTATAGTTGAACTGTGAGTTCTTATAGTTGTACGGACTGTTCTCATAATTATACGGAGAATTAGCGTAGTTATAAGGACTATTTTTGTAATTGTAAATACTATCGTTGTAATTGGTTTGGGCATGACTTACACTTCCCATCAACGCAATCGCACTTACCGCAACACTTAAAATCTTTTTCATAGTTTACACACCTTTCATTTTTTACTTCAACTAAGTATACACCTTCGTCTACTTCTTCGACGGTGTACTTCTTTTTCTTACCAAATATTGCATCAAAGTTTTTATCAAACTGTTCTAAGTCTACACCTAATGGGCGCGGTGTATCGCCTTTACCCCCGTCTCTCATTCGCAGCTCTTTCGTAATCGTTTAGTTTTATCTTCGTTGTCGCTAAAATACTCACATACTTTGCCTTGTCGTGGACTATCTACAAAATAGGACTGGTACTCAGGTGTTTCTTTTGCAGTAAATCGATAACACCGTTCACGTTTTTTGCAGGTTTCGTCGCTACACATTGTTATATCAGCCATCGTTTGTTTCCATTTCCAAAAGTTACTCCAATTAAATAAATTCAGTGGTGGGCATCTCCAGACCATCAAAGCACCGGTACACCTTGCCTGATCCTATTCGGATAAGCTTGCTCCAGCCAAAAGCAACGTACTTCACCGTCATTATCTTTAGCGAGAAAACCTTTCCATATAGTGTGCTTGGTGCTAAAGTCGTGGCAGTCTAGGAATTGAATGTCATAGTACACACGCATTCCCATCGCACCAATAAACAAGCAAAAGCATACACATAATATAGTTTTAAAGTTCATAGTTTTCCTTGTAAATAATATACAGCTCTCATTAAAGTATTTACGTTATCTTTCAATAAGCCTAAAGACCGATTACAGGTACCACACAGTAAACCTCTAACTTTTCCTGTTACGTGGTCGTGGTCTACACACATAGCTCGTTTTAATCCGTCTTGGTGCGCATGGCAGATTTTACACTTATGGTTTTGTTGAGCCAACATTCTATTGTACGTTTCCAAGTCGATTCCATACGTAGATTGCAGGTCTCTATCTTTTTTAACGTGTTTGTATTTACGTGATAATTCTTTCTTACGGTCTTTGTTGTTTTCATACCAATTCTTACTTTCTAGTTTTCTACATTCTTTACAGATATGTCGTGGTTTACCTCGTAAAAGTCCAAACTCAGATACAGGTTTTGTTGTGCTGCAAGATTTACAGTGTTTTGTCATGATATTCTCCTGAAACCGTTATTATACCACAAAAAGTTTCAGGTGTCAAGTTATTTATAACACATCTACGATTTCTTTCATGCGTCCAGTGTCCTTGTTGTACAGCAAAGACGCACAATTAGGCGAAGTTAGTCCTGAAAACCTATTTTTAAGGATAGATACACGAGTTGTATTACGCTCTATTGGATCATCGGCTTGTGCATTCCGTACAAGTCCAATCACAATATCGCTCAACTGTGCAATACTTCCAGATCCTCTTAATTGAGAAAGGCTCGTTGCTGCTCCTTCTTCGTGTCCGCCTTTACCTTCAGGTCGTTTCAAATGAGAAACAGCAATTAAGGCTATTCCTGTTTCTTGTACGAGCATACGGAGTTTTGTCATTAGTTCGTCAATGGCTTTACGCTCATCTCCGTTAGCCTGCGAAGAAATAATCATTGAAATATGATCTAAGAATACATATTTGCAATCCGCTGCTTTAGCGAAGTAACGAATACGATTAATCACATTGTCAATCTCGGTAGACCCAAAATTGTCCCACAGGAAGAGCCTATCTGTTCCTAATGTGTTATCAAAAGCGTCCCGAAGTTCCTCCTGCGATACCTGCGTAGTAGGTAAGTGTAGTGGCTTGTTAGCAAATAAAGACATAACGGACTTAGCAGTCTTACCGACTGACTCTTCCATAAACATACAGCCGATATTGCCTTCAGTAGTCTTGAGCAAGTGCCATAGGATTTCTCTTAGGAATTGTGACTTCCCCAGTCCAGAACCAGCAGTAACTGTAATAAGCTCCGCAGGTCTGATTCCGTAGGTGAGTTCATTGACTCCGTCCCAAGGGTAAAGGGCGAGTGACTTTTCAACTGGCTTTGTAACTTCTTCCCAGAGAGTCGAACCAGCGATAATTCCATCAGGAGTCCATTGTTCAGCTCCCCACCATAAACTGACATATTCAGCAGATTTCCCTGCTTTGAGATAATCACAGGCATCTTTATAACCTTCTGTATGTTTAACAATCTTGCATTTACTGCCGAATAGCTCAGCGACTTCATTAGCTGCTTTGCGACCTACTTCGTCACCATCAAAAGAGATGATAATAGACTCAAAGCTATCAAGCCAGTCATAAGCAGCTTTACAGTCCTTTAGAGCCGCACTAGCGCCATTCTTTACGCTCACGTGAGGATACTTACTACCTGCCATTTGAAAGCCTGCTAGAGCGTCTAGTTCGCCCTCATGAATGGTGACGTTGCGACCACCTTTTGCAAACTTGTTTTGCCCGAAGAGTGTAGTAGCTTTCCAGTCACCTTGGATAGCGAAGGACTTATCGCTTATAGTACGAACTTTAAGACCAGCGATAGTGTTATCACTATCAAAGTAAGGATAATAATGCTTTGTGTCATCGGTTTTAACTCCGTAGGCTAAGCTAGTAGCTTGAGTAATACCACGATCAACGATAGAAGTGCTAGAAAGATTGTCATAATTAGTAAAATTCCTCATAGGTGATACCTTTTGTTTTGTTTCGATACCATCGCCATCGATGTAGTTATGACATACATGGCAATACTCATGGTTATCTGTATAGATGGAGTTACCATCACTAGAGCCACACTTTAGGCATGGAATGTGTTTAATAAATTGACTAGTCATGCTTGAGCCTTTCTTAATATTGCTCTAGCAAAGGCGACATTTTGTTCGCTTGTGTCCGTTTCCATATCACACCAAATATCAATAATCTCGTCATCTGTTAGTGTCTTCAATTCAGGTGTACGAACCTCAATAGACCGAAATACATTCTTATCCGTATTGTCAATTGTAAAGTTAGGACAACCACAAGTAAACGACAGCCTAGAGCCATCATTCCAAATAATAGAGATATTCATATAAGAGCCTCCTGAAACTGAGACAGATCGACAATAGGCTTAGGTGTACGCTTACATTTAAACGACCAGCCATCCCTAGTATTGACTAAGTGTCTAGCCTCTTCCTGACGACCAACAACACGCATAAGCTCTCCATCTTCGTTATAGATTAAATAATTAGTCATATTCTTGCTCGTTTTGTTGTTCGATCTCAAGTCGATCATAGACATCAACCATAACGACATCAATACCATATAACCGTATGAATGACGCTATGTCACATAACGCATTGTGATAAGCAAATTCTTCTGTAAGTTGATCAGTCATTTTGTGTAGCCCCCTTATACTTTAAAGTTATAACTATAAATAGTTAATTTTAATAGTTTAAACATATACGGCGTAAAAGACTTATAAGTATTATACAGCATCTTAGTCATCTCCCATAGGTTTGTCATTCCACGATGTGAAATAGTTTGAATCGTCGTCATAATCAGGTTCGTCTTCATCATCATGTTTTAAGTCAGTACGCTCTAGAGCCAAAACATCACCCGAAATCGTACCGTAGCACTTATTGCACATATCCAAGAAATTACCAGTAGTTACGCTTTTGCGTGTCGCTTCATAATCGGACAACGCTTTGTTACAGCAGTAGCATCTCATATAGTTACCCCTTACCTTAGTTATTTAAATCGTTTGTGTCTCGATAAGAGTAGCTTGAAGCCTTACTTAC